TACCTTATAGGCAAAGTTTCATTTAGAAAATGTTGGTTGTCTTTCAACACCAAGTCTTCCCCTCACTGATCGTGAATTTTTGTTTAATCTCAACAGATTTATTTGGACAGACCATGCCCAACTCGGTTTAACGTCACGACAGGACGAAATACCACTAATTAGTGGTGTAATTTGAAACATTGAGACAAACTAAATGAAGAGTGCTAAAACAGCTGGATTAGTTGAAATATTCAATATAAGTTTCCCTATATCGTCCAATCCAATTTCTCCAATAGCCTTAGCAACGACTCCATCCAATTTTTCCAATAAAAGTTCTAAACGAGATCCATCCATGTTTTTCAATCCAGCTAATCGTTTACCCAATGACTTCTGTAAAGATGCCAATTGGGGATTTTCAAATACTATTTTTGGTAGTACAAAATCAGATAAGCTTGGTGTTACTTCATATTCAAGCCAAGCAGTTACAGTAACTCTTGCAACGGCGGTGCTATTAGCTCCTTTCGATGCAATCACTACTCTAGTCCCAGCCGTACTAGTGTCTGAATACGAATTTCCCAACGCATTGTTAATTGTTGGTAATCTAGGTATCATATCCGCAGCCACAGTTGGACGCCAAATAATTGAATTTTTGTAATCAAACCCAAATGTCCCCATTTCGAATGGACTACCATCATGTTGGTTCATGGCACCGAGGGTATCCCACGATGTAATACTACTAGTTGATTTATCATCACCAATAATTCCCATCATATATTGTGAAAACGCGTCGTTTGAACCAGCTAAACCTTCAATATCCACTACCATCATTGCAACTCGTGCCTTTCTGCAGTTGGATTCGATTCCAGCTTTGTTTGCCATGTCACCACCGGCGGCCCATGTTCCACCTGCCCATACTGTTGCATTGGTGACAACACAATGGTCGTCAAGCCAGGGCACAATCAGCATACAGGCATCACCAGCAGCAGAGTTGGTTAATGTGTACTGAGTTACAAACTTCGCTATTCTACCAGCTCCGATTTGTCCATCAGACATTATGTTACATCTAGCACAAGCTTGATGCGACAATTCCTTTGCTCTACTCTTAGCAATGGTGGCAACTTTCTGTACCACTTGCTGAACATTTTCTCTTCTATCTTCTCTCCTTTCTTTTCTATTTTCTCTTCTTTCTTTTCTTCTTGTTTTTCCTTTTCTCTCTATTCATTCAAAATCATGCGGCGAACTGGCGAATAAAACCAATGTTGAGGCATGTTTCTTGTTTCCAAGATAGTTTATTGACGTCTCGGTCAACTAGTTTTATGTCATCGCGGACAAATGAATAGAATAAGGCCCAATACTAAAAGTTAGTTGAACAAAATTCATAATGCAATCTCCAAAACGTAACCGCAAACACACCTTATCTTCCAAAATTTCTAATGTAAGTATACGATGGGTCCCACTGGAAACCTTGGTCATTAAACAACCATGGTGAAGACAAATTCTCCCCCCATGTGTATTTAAAAACTGCATCTTTAATATTACACTCAATGTGCATTTGTGAGGCTACAGAAATACCTGTAGATTTTTCAAAGCTCAATCTATTTGCTAACTCAATTTTAATTCCTAGAGGTCTGTAGTCTTTGATCTTATGTTTTTCAATCAAATTCTGGCCTTTAAACTCTGGTTCATCAATATTTTGTCTGTAAATTTCTTCAAACAGTGGGCCCATAATAGGAACCCCTGAAAAACTTCTCCTCTCACCATCAGCCACCGTTTTCATGTATGCATTTAGTTGTTTGAGCCCAAATGTGGAATGGTAACTGAAAAACTTGTAGATGGTTCTACGTGGTTCTCGTACCATAACCCATTGGTCACCAATGTGCATTGGTCTGTGTCTGCAAAACTCCATTTCCTCCAAAACGGTAGTTTTACCATCCAAGGTGAAACTGACCCCCAATTCCGTTGTTACCAATTTAACAACCTCCATAAATTCATTTTCATTCTCCTCCTCCATTATTACTAACATATTGTCTCCATCAACACTTGGTTCCACACGGAATCCAACCTGTCTTATGATGTAAATCAATATAATTGTGTGTATCACAGTATTTCCCATTCCAGTGTCAATGGAACCAGTCAACCGCATCACCTCTGTTAATATTAATATGATTTCATCCAAATATAACTTCCAATTTGCAGAGTGCAGTAATTTATACAATTTTTTCAAATTTGATTTCTGACTAGAAATCTTATAATCAACCATTTCTTGTATAGTTATTGCAAATTCTGACAAATGAGTGTCACATCCTTTACCATCGAGTGATATCGCGATGGGGTGTAAAAATGAATCTACTTTACATTTAATAAGTTTCGCTTTCTCAGTCGAATTAAAACCTTTTAAGATAACACGGAATTTGCTGCCAACCATATCACAAAATGTTCTAGTCTTTTTTAATGTAAACTCTATTTCACTATAAAGAAGTGCTCCAACCGATGCAAAACATTCGGGGATATTGAAAATCACTCTAGGTGCTTTTAACTTCAATATACCTCCTCCGCTTGCTGGTATGGCAACTTCCCCCTTAATGAAAATAGGAACCCTCTTATCATTATTGTTTAATGGTCCATTCACCAATCGATCAAAACCTTTTCTAATTTTTTCTCTTTTAGCTCCTTTATATTTATCAATAATATCTAATTCGGATTCATATGAATGTTTTAAATTGGGTATCTTTAAATCATTCATGACCATAGTATATATTCCCACGTAGCTAGGACTTAGCTTGTGTGAACCAACATCCAGCAATCTTGAAGACACTGCTTGAATCTTGTTGCAGATACAGTTTGCATATACTATAGGATCTGTATCTTGGTCCAATAAATAATGTAAAATCGTAGGAATTTGAAACATGATATAATGACCCTCATGCTGTCGCCTAATCTTACGCTCATCCACCTCTCCTCTCCCTTTGTATCTAAAATTATTCCTAATTAATTGTCCATCAACCAATTCAGGTATAGTACGTATGCCCCTATTACGGATACCCCAACTATTATTACTATTATCGCTATCACAAACACAATCAATAAACTGACTATGATCTGCTTCGCCATATGAGTTGCAACACGCTTTTCTAATTCGTGAGGCTGTTGGTCGCCTTTGTTGTGAAAAACCCCTCCAAATCTCCTGATCCTGAAAATATGTAATCTTTCCGCTGCTCTACTGAAGAATCCCTCTCCAACAAGAACACCGTTCTTTATATATTCCAGTCTCTGAATTTCTGCAAGCTGGTCTTTTACCACCCGATTCTCTAATTCATCTCTTTCATTTATGCAGTGAAAACAAATCAATCTCATTTGTTTCTCATCCAACAATTCTAAAATTTTATTTTGTCTAACTAATATAGTAGCTGTGCTCAGGAGTGATTTGAGATCAGCTCCTCCTCCCAGCGTTTTATTAATTAACTTTTCCAATAGTACTGTTGCTGCTTCACCATAATATTCATCTGTTAAAAGTGCATTAATTGGTGTCTTAAGTTTGAAACTATCAGGGAATTTAGTTTCAACAAATCTATTATAACGCTCAGCGTTTCTATAAAATTCCCTACCTCTATATCCCTGATTTGGAGCGGCTACCGCAGCATCTGATTCATCATCTGAACTACTCTCTGCTAACAGGTCAAAACCACTATCATCACTGATAATCTCAACTTTTGGAACACCAACATTTACAATTTCAACATCATCTGATTCCACCTCATCAATGCTTTCCTTAAATTCTTCCTCTTTCCTTCTCTCTACTCTATTAAATAATACTTCCTCCCACTCATCTTCTGGTCTTGTATTTAAGTTAAAATTTACTTCTTCTATTTCTCCATTAACTTGATAATCGGTTCTACTACTGGATCCAGCCTGTGATGCCTTCTCCCTCCCACTAGTTACTTTCTTGCCACCAGTGGTGGTTTTCCCTTTCTTTCCACTCTTTGTGGTCCGTTGATTACCTTTCTTAATTTTCCTTACAGAATCTTCAATTTCAGCTAAAACTGCTCCTGCACCACTAACCTTAGTATGTCCAATAACTTTCTGATTTGAATTGGTCATGAAATGTTCATATATAATAATATGACACATTCCTGTCTCCAAAATCTTTTTCATTGTCACATGCTTTATCTCCCTCTTAGTTGCATAGAACCATCTGTCCATACAATTAAATTGAATACTTGCTAGTTTGACTGCATTCTCCTTCACCTTCAAGTCCTTCGCAATCACTTTTGCTTCACTTGCTGCATATTTGTAAATTAATCTATTCAACCATACAATCTGTACTTTAAACTCAGGTAAGAAAACAACATCAGAGTGAGAACCAGCAATAATTCTCAACCCACCCATATTTGCAGTTGAACCGACTCCATAGAAGTCTGCCAACGTGGTCATATGTTTCTTGGGGATGCTAACTGCTGTTTCAATTCTTTTAAATAATTCTTTATCTCCAAATTTGGATTTATAAAACTCTTCAAAAGTCATAATATTAGTTTCCTTCTTAAGCTCAATGTATTCATTCATGAAATGCTCAGGTTCAACCAACCTTTGCAATTCAAGATTCATGTCATGTCTTTTAATTACTTTGTCCATTTTTTCCACCAACTTTCCTCCTTTTGGTGTGGTTGTGTTTGCTACTTTAGGATTAGTAGCCACCGGCGTATCGGCGCCCCGTTTTTTACCAACCGAACTAAAATTTGTTGCACGCGTAAGATGGTTAATCCTACACAACCGGTTTAACCAGCGCAACAAGCCTGGATTAGCCTTGCGGCCTTGCTGAACAAACAGCCACCGTTAGGTGGGTAGCCAAGCTCTCCATCGGAACCCTACACTTTATCGTGCAAATCGTCCCTGAAATTAC